ACTCAGCTGGAGGTATATAACCTCTTTGTTCCTTGTTTAATATGTATAAAACTGTTTGATATACAGTGTTTACGTTTATTGCCATTGTTTATTTATTATTAATTATAATAGCTAGGCCACTTTTAATGCAGCCTAACTACTATAATATTACACGTTAATATAGTTTTTTCTCTATTGATTTGTAAACTTCTACACCTTCATCAGTTTTAAGGTAAGAAGCAAATGCGGAAAATGGATTTTCATCAAAAGGAACAACCATTAATCTTTTGTCATTTGAAGACCAATGTATACTTCTTTGATCCGTTGACAAATAAATAATGTTAGCTTCACTAGCTTTAATTGCAAAATTCCTTAACTCTACGTTTTCGTCATTAGCTAAGTTTAAGAACAAGTTAGGATTTTTCTTAGCAAACAATAGTAAATCTCTTTTAATCTCCTTAGATGTGAGATCTGCTACCTTAGATCCAACCTCAACTCTTAATATAGCTTCCATTTGATCTATTTCCATGTTCATTGCCGCATTTAAAGCATCTACCTCTGTTAATAGATCTTCTAAATCATCTTCAGCAACTTCCACTTGGTCATATTCATAATATAACACACCTTTTTTAGGGTGGTATAAAGAAAGTAATTTTTGTAAATTTTGTTTTTCTTTAGGAACAAACAATGAACCGTTTTTAAACATTATATGCCCCAGTGTTGCTTCGCCTTTTTGTTCACTTACAAAAGGTGAATTCTGGTTGGTTGCATATCTAAGCTCTTGTTGCTCGCCTGTTTCATTATCAAACCAAAGCATTGGCCATCTTTGTGAATGCTTAGATTGAATTGTAAATGTTATTGGTTGATGTGCACCTTTTAACAAATAAGTTCTATCTTTAATTTCCCACTGTGGTTTTGAAGGTTTTGCTGGTGCTTTAACAACAGCTTTTGCTTTTACTACTTGAGGTGCAACCTCAATATTTTCTACTGCGGAGTTAGCTTTTTTAGCCATGATATAATATAATTAAATAATTAATAAAAAAATGTAAAGTAAGGGGCACCACTACGATACCCCTTATCCTTACAATAATAGTCTATGCAGAAGCTGTAAACAATACGAAATTGTTTGCACCTTGAGTTACAAGACATCTTTCAGATAGGAAGTGTACTTCCATAGCATCAAGCGCTGAAGTATAAGCACCTCCAACAGAACCAGTAATCCAAGATTTCATTCTTCGATCATCAGCCTGAGAAGCTCTATACCTTACATGCAAGAAAGGTCTACGGATGTTAGTTCCCAAAATTTGGTCATAAACAGTTGAAGTACCTGCAGGAATCAAAACTCCTTCAATACCAGAAACTGCAACTGCACCTCTTGTAGAAGCATCATTTAGATATTTCCAATCTGTCTTATAAAAATCGTAAGATCCTCTGCGGAAACCACTAAATCCAAGATTTAATGCCATTTCTTCAGAATTTTCAAACAACCCATAAGCAGTACCACCTTGAGCACCATCAGAAACACCAGCTAGCATTCCGTCAATATCAAGAGCAAGTCCTCTATTGACAAAAAGCATGTTTTCTTCAATAGCCCCTTGAGTATCTAAGTTTTTTAAGATGCTATCAAATTCAGTAAGTCCTGTAGCTCCACCAGTAAAGTTATTAAGAACATTACCTCTTGATTGAATAGAAGCAAAAAGTCCTTCAGTACCTTTTACAGTCAATGTAGAAGTTCCGCTTACTAGTTCACCTTCAACAACTGCCATTTCTAGGTAGTCTTCAAAACGTAGTCTTGTTTCAGACTCAGCTTTTAGATACCATAGGAATCCAGAAGTACCATCTTCAGTAGCAACTTCAACCCATCCGATTTGTGCAGCATCTGATCCAGAAATTGCATACTTATCTTTAATGATGATAGGTGAATTGTTGTATTGACTGAAAGAAGGTGTGATAGAACGCTCACGACCGTCAGCGGTTCCTTTCTTAAATTCAGAACCATAAACGAAAATCTTACCAGTTGTTAATCCTGTAAAATCAATTTCAGAACCACCACCAGTAGCAACTAGATCTCCTTGAGTATAAGGCTTAACAGTTAAGGTAGCCAAAGTAGGAGAAGTATCAACACTAGTTTCTACAAAACACTTTAGTTCTTTTCCTGTAGCAGGATCCATAAGAACAATAGTATCATTTGCAGAAATAACGTTTGCAACAAAACTAGCTCCAGCAGTAGCATTCAATACGAATGTTAAAGAAGTACCACCAGCAACAGTTACATTATCATAAGCAACGTGTAGTCTATTTTGCTCAGACCATACAACTTGGTCAGAAGTCATGGGCATTTCTGCACCAACCATTCTTAAGAAGCCAGATAAAGTTCTGTTACCATATCTTTCTACTTCTTGCTCGTAAATTTCGGGTAGGTACTGTTGAGCGAAGTCATTAGTACCATCTGTAAAACTTAGATAGTTATCACTAAGTATTTGTTGCTTTTGGCTTGGTTTAATCGAACCAAAAGCGGGTGAAACATTTGCCATTTTTAATTTTTTTTAATTAGTTAAATTTTTTAGTTTTTATTTTTAGTTTACTTGAATCAGCCCCACTAATAGCCCTGACCTTTAATCCATTAATAAATACATCACCACCAGCCGTTTGTCTTGGTTCAGTTGTAATGTTTTTAGTTTTAGCAATCTGTTCTTTAATAGCATCGGCACGGCCTTGCTCATAGAAATGATTTACAATTTGGTCAGTATTCCTAGCGGCGTAGAGAGCCTTGTGATAACCTCCAGGGTCTTGTAATTCACCTTGATCGTTTAAGAACGTCTCAACGAACTTAGATAAATTTTTCTGGTTGTCAGCAACAGAAACAGGGTCTTTGACAGAATACTTAAATTTTTTAGATCCTACATTAAAATCGAAACCTTCGAAATTGTTGGAAAAATAATTGTCAGTAGTCTTTTCAAACCTGTTTATAATAGACTTTCTACTTTGCTCTTCTTGATTATAGCGATTGAAAAAATCCATAGCTTTTTGTTGTTCTTGAGTAACACCAGGTCTTAATTTAATTTCCTCGTAATACTTACTCTTTGTTTCTTCCAAAAAGTTTTTGGCTTTTGCAACCTCTTCTTTAAACGCAATTTTCTTTTTGCGTATATCTCTATCCTCATCTATTTCTTCATCATAAGAAAAATCATCTAACAAAATATCAATGTCTTCTTGATCTAAATGAGGTTTTGTTTGTTTATAATATTCTTTTAATAAAGTATTATTATCAATATTTGAATAATCAGCATTTAATCTTGCATAATCTTGTACCGTCCCGCCTGTTTCTTCCATAAACTTAACAAGCTTATCTATTCCTTCGGGTAATTCCGGTGCTTTTGTTTCCTGTAATACTTCTTTTTGTTCCGGTGTGGGAGGGGTAGTTTCATTGCTTCTATCCATTCCCGTCGTTCCAGAATTATTTTCTTCATCTTCTACTAATTTTATAGGAGAATCTACTTCTTCTTTTTGACTTTCTTGGGTAGTGACCTGCCCTTCGGTGTTTCCTTCTCCCACTTCTTCGCCATTTCCGGATTGGTTAGATACATCCACCTTCTCTGCGCTTGACTCTTGAACGGCATTTTCTTCTATTTTTTGTTCGTTAGGAATTACCACTTTGGTAACTTCTTCTTTTGGTTTATCTAGCGGGTCTGGATCTTTTAATTCAACTTTTATGATCTTTTGTTCTTCTACTAGACTTTTTGGTTTGGTGGGCTTTTTCATTTTAAATTCGCCCTCTTGTTTTACTTGTACTTCTGCCATGATATAATAATATAAAATTGATTAATAAAAAAGTTTACCTTGGTTCAAATTGCTCTAATCCAAACCCGCCTAGATTATCATTTCCTGATGATTCAAAATCTTTAGGCAATAGATCATTTTTTCTTTGATCTATAAGTTCAGATTGTTGAGTTCCTTGAATTTTAACTCTTTGATCTTTACGATCTTCTATTTGCTTTTCTTTTGTTGCTTGCGCATCTGCTTCTATTTGGGCAAGCTTCATTTTGTATTGAAACTCCTCAGCCATTAATTGTTTTTTAATTAAAGCTTCTTGTTCCATTTTATTTATTTCAAACTCAGACTTTGCTTTTTCAATTTGTACTTTTGTTTCAGCTAGAGCTTGTTGTTTCTGCACTTCTGCTAATGCTGCTGCTTCTGAGGCTTGTGCATTAGATTGACCTTGCGCTTGAATATTAGCCAGTTGAGCAGCTTGTTGTTGTTCTGCCCTTTCAATTCTTCTTAATTTTAATACTTGATTAGCTAATTTGATATTTCTTATTTCCCTAATATCAATCGCATCTTCAAGATTAATAGAATTTTGTTGCAATGAAACTTGAATATTTTGTTCAAGTAATGCTTTTTCTTCAGCATCTGGTTCTAGCTCTAAAAATATACCAAAATTATGTATATCTAATTTAGCTATTTCTTCTAGTGTATTTACATTAAAAGTGTTAATGCTACTTAACAATGCTTCTTTTGTTAATGGAAATTGTAAAGCGTCGTTTACTCTAAGACCAATATTTTCTGCGTTTCTTATTGTAATATAC